ACTTCTTTATGGCGAAATTCGTGGGCAAAAGTTCTAGGAGATGCTCCTGCTCCAAGACCGTAAACATATATATCTGGAGAAAGAATATCTTTAAGCTGCCCAACATTTATCGCTAAACCGGCGTCTTCTTTTTTTGCCCCCATAAGTTCTTCGGGGTTAAGATGTTCCGCCCTATACCTATACCCATATTGAGTGTATTTTGATTTGGGGCCACCAATATTTGCTGCTTGATGTTTAGTATCTTTGTCAACAAGATTTTCGTACTTTGGCCCAAGTTTAGCGCGTACTTGCGCAACAAACTCAGGGTCGTCAACAGAAATACGCCCTCCGTAAGGGTCTATTTGTTCAAAATACTTATGTGACCCTGCGGGCATCGTTAAGTCCTAAATTTTGCCGTTTTCTTGGCAATCTTCTTGGGCTGGGCTACAAACTGTTTGCCCGCAGCTTTGCCCTTTCGTTTGGCCTTGGTGGTGGCAGCATACTCAGCAGAAGAGAGGGACTTGATGGCGTTTTCTGGCAGGTAGCGTTCTCCCGTTTTGGAAGATGGCTTGCCCGACTTGGTACGCCATTTCTGATCCCCCCACGCTTTAAGCGACTGCTGTGGAGCTTTCATCAGTCTGTGTACCCGCCACCAGCGTCCTTGTACTTCTTGGCAACTAGCTGACTTTTTCTGGCGCTCCACTGCCCTGCTTTAGTTCCATGCGTGGCAGCGGCTTTAACCTGAGCCACGATCTTCTTACGCAGCCCCGGCTTGGTGTAGTTACCCGCTTCGTTGACGCTACCGCCTTCATTGAATTTCTTCAGCGTCTGCGCCAGACGCGCACGCTGACCCATCTTACCCGGAGCCTTGGCCGCTTTGGCAAGTTTCTTGGCTGGGATGGGTTTGTCGCCCTTGACGCCCAAGGAGGCACGGAGCGCCCCCGGCTTCTTGATAGCCCCAGCAATCCAGTTGGTGCTACCGCCTTTTTTAAATCTATAATTTAAATTCATCCCGCCGCCGGTGATTCCGCCTTGGTCAATATCCCCAGACCCTTTGGGGGTAGTATATTTTCCTTTAGCAAGAAACCCTTCTAAATACGGGGTCAAACTAAGATTTTCTGAAAGGGGTATATCGTAAGACGCGTTGCCCCCTGCGGAGGTTAAATCCAAACCTTTACGTTTAGATCTACCTCCACTTGCATTAATTTTTAATCTTGATTCGCCGCCTTCATCAAACTTCTTCACGCGGCCACCGGCTTTGAACACTTTCACAGGCTTATTCCCGTCGCGCTTTTTAATCGCTCGGGTCTTAGCCTTACTGATAGCCCCCATGCCGCGTGAGAATCTCATCGCATCGTCCCTTTGGTGTGGCCCTTCTTGCAGCAGCCATCACCACGAGTCTTAACCACACCACCTTTAGCGTAGGCTTTGGTTTTCACTTTGCCACCTTTACGCATCTGCTGCATGGGCTGCTCTTGCTGTTGGCGCTGACCAAGATCTAACGGGCCGGGGAGAGGAGAGGTAGCAATACCGCCAATCCCAGTATCGGACATCGCAGAATTACGAGGCTGATAAAAAGCGGACTGCGGCCCAGAGGACGCCATACCGCCATCGTCAAACCGCTTAGTACGCTTTTTCATCATTACATCTTCACCCGCTTGAGCTTGGTTTTACCGCGAACCGCGCAACCGTCGATGCTGCCGCCCTTGGCAAACTTCATCACCTTGCCGCCGCCGCGTTTCATGCCCTTGGATTTTCCGTCCTTACCGACTTTACCCCCCTTTTTCATGCCGGAAGCAACTTTAGCCCCAAACCCGCCCAGACCGCTCAATCCACTCATGCCAGATTTGTAGGCATCACCAAGACCCTTCTGAATGCCGGGGCTGACGGAAATAGGCTGGCGCTTCGGGTACGGAGTTGACGACGGCGCGCCTGATCGCGGGCCAGCGTAGCCAGAAGGAACCCCCATATCGGGTTTGCGCGGCACCCCCATATCGGGTTTGCGCGGCGGCATACTAACCTTGGACTTCATCGCAGCTTGTTCTGCGGCGTATGCTTTCGGGTTAGTGAGCGGATTGGTGGGACGCGGAGCCGGAGTCTGCCCGCCAAACGCCATCTTCTTCACTTTGCCACCAGCAGCGTACTTTTTATCGTACTGCCCCGGCACCGGCTCAATGTCCCCAATCGGAGTCTTGGACTTGCGCTGCATGTCTTCCATTTTTTTGACATCAGCTTTTTCGCGAGAACCTAGATATGGCTTGTCTTTTTTGACTTCGCTACCTTCTTTACCCGAATACTTTTTCACTTTGCCTCCTTTGGCAAGTAAGTCTCTCCAATGAACGCCGGGGGCAACGCCTTCAGCCCGTGCTGCGCCTCTGCCTTTGAGATATTCTCTGTATGGAATTCCAGCTTCTTTAGCTTCTTCACGAAAAATTTTGTTTCGCGCCTCAGGACTACCCAACGGTTTATGCCTGCCACGGAACCCGGCAAATTCTTCAAAATTGCCCTTAGTAGTTACAACTTTAGGGTTGTTTTCCCCTAGCGCACGCCTTAGCGCCGCAGAGCTAGGAAGACCTTCCGCAGTGGACTGACGAGCCACCGCTTTTTCCGCCGCACCTTTTGCAGCGTTTGAAATTGCCTTCCCTCCAGCCGCAACCCCTCTTCGTGCTACGTTAGGAACGCCAAGAAGAAGCGTTTCTGGGTAGACCCCCTCAATCGCATCCTGCATATCCGCAGCAATGCGGTCTTCTTTATTTTTTTTAGCCTTACGGGCAAGACTATCGGCGTATGCGCCTTGAGCACCCGCAGCGTATCCCCCCATATCAAACCGTTTTACTTTGCCTTTTTTCATGCTAACAATTCCATGCCCGAAGGCTTTTGTTGATCCTGCTGTTGGGGTCGCTGGCGGTTTTTTTGCTCGTCAGTTTCTTCTTCATCCCTTTCATCCGGGCACAGAATGAATCCCTACGCGGGCCACCTTCCGGTTGGGGGGCTTTTAACCCCGGCTTACCGGGGTTAGCTTTGTTGTAGGACGCACGGCCTTTGGCGTTCAATCCGCCCGATTCGGCTTTGCCTTCTTTACGAGTCCATGCGGGTGATTTAGCCATAAAACACCGTTATTGTAGTTGAAGCTGGCAGGACGATATATACACCATTAACAAACAAAACCCCCTCACCGGGGAGCATAGTCGCAATAATTGCAGTATTAACGGTGGTATCAAAAATCAACGGTTGTGCGCCGCTATTGGTCGTATTATCGTAAAACACAACTTGCCCTGCGCCACCCGGAGCAATCTGATACCCCTTTACACGGCAACGCCCCGTAACTGCAAGTCCAGTTGCGTTTAGATGCTTTGCAATAACATCAGTTTGCATTGCCATATTGGCTTGCTCCTAATTAAGCCGTGAACGCGCCGTTATCGGACACGATGTACTGGATATAACCGGAAACCGTGCTGGCACTGCCAGCCGTACCCGTACCCGTACCGCCCGTCAGGTAAACAAGCTCAGACGAAGAAGCAACCGCACCCAACGAAGTACCTGCCGAAGCAGAAGCCCAGTTAAGCGCCAGCTTGGCAGTAGCAGCCGACTGATTAACGATAAGACCGCTGTTCGTCGCAGTACCCGTGGTGTTCCCCGTGAAACCAAGCACAAACGTCGGGGAGGTGCCGCCGGTCGTGGTAGCTTGGGCAAAGATCGACAGAACAATGGCGTTCTGCGGCAGGATAACCCGCGCAGTGTCAGTCGAAGATTTCTGAACGGCGGTGCCAGCGGCGGAAATCGGGCTAAAATAAAACGTAGCCGACATAACCATCTGACCGGCATACGCGGTCTTGGTCTGGTCACCACCGGACGAGCGCCAAATAGAAACGGTAGTAGAAGTAGCCATCAAATTGTCCTCTCATGCGAGTTCAGTGTAACCATCTGCATGATGTCAGCCGGGGCGGCTGTTGGTTACACCGGGAAGCCCCGGATTAAGAATCCATATAGCACAGAAAAAATCAAAAGAAAAGGGGCCGAAGCCCCTTTCCTCAAAACCAAGTTAATGGTTTTAGGCAGCGCCGGGAGAGCCGTAGATGCCAAGCGGGTCAGACACGCCGAACGAATAACGCTCACGAGCCTTGTAACGCACGTTTCCAGTGTCGAAGTCTCCATCCATTCCGGTGGACATCGGGGTACGCACAAAGTGCTTGAGGCCATTCGGAACGTCGGTGGTCAGATACCAGCCGTTGGTGTCGGTCAACCAGTGGTTAACCGTGTAGCCGCCGGGGATCGAACCATTGTTCTTCAACGCGTTGATGTCGTTGTCGTTGGTGCCGACGCGAAGCTCGGTTTCGAGCAAGCGGGTGGCGACAAACATCAAGGCCGGCGGAACAATCAGCTTCTTCGGCTTCGCGGCGATCAGCAGACCACGTTCGTCAGTCCAAGCAGCAATCTGAATGACCGCAGCTTCAAGCGACGTTTCGTTAAGGTCAGCCGCCGTAGCGGGCGTGTTGCTGTTGGTGCCACCGGAAACCAGCGGGTGCGAGGCGCTAAAGAGCGGCTGACCATCACCGTAAGTGACCGCAGCATTGAAGCCCTGATTCAGCACATAGGCAGCTTTCACCTGTTTGGTGTAAGCCATCGCACGGGCCAGCGCCTTGGTATAGCGGCTGGACAGCGAGTCGTAGAGGTTATCTTCGACAGCTTCTTCCGTGATCGAAAAGCCCATCGCAATGGTTTCGTGGTTGTAACGAGCAGTCCACGCTTCCTGTGCGTTGTCGTACTGGATAGCCTGACCTTCGTTCTTCACCGGAGCAGCCGAAAAGCCCGACAGCTTGGTTTCTTCTTCAAAAGAACGCTCGGAAGATTCAGTTTCGTAAATCTCCTTGTGCTCTTCGCCGTAACGGTTGTACTCAAGACCAAACAGGGCGTTAAGACCCGGAAGGAGTTCTTTAAGTAGCTGAGCGCGTGAAATTGCCATTTGTAATTACTCCTTAGGTCGCAACGGCAGCGCCGGTGCTGTTGTAATACGAATGCCAGCCCTGATTGAACTTAACCAGCACCTCAGGGGAGCCAGCGAAGGTCAGCGTGGTGGCGCTCGCGAGGTTGACAGCAACCTGCAAGGTCAGGGTGGTGCCGCTGATGCTGACAACATAGTTGCCCGCCGCAATACCCGTGCCCGTGACAGTCATGTACGGATAGATATTGGCGTTAGCAGCCGCCAGAGTCACCGTGGCGGACGAACCAGAGGTCGTACCGGAAGCAGTGGTGGACACCGCAGAAGCCGGGACAAGGCCAATGACGCGCATGATCTTGGCAGAAGCAGCCGGAGCCGCACCGCCAACCGCCACAGCGGAGTCACCCGTCGCGGTAGAACCCGTGTTCTGAAGCAGACCCACGTTCTTACCAACAGCCCACTGACCGGGGTAAGCCAGCGTGGTGCCGGTGCTGCAAATCGCAGCCTGATAGATCGCATCCGGGTCATCGCTGACATACGCAACAGCGTCAGGCGCCGAAGTGCTAGCCAGCCAATACTGGTAACGGTTCTTACCGAAGATCGGGCCGCCCGTGCTGCTGTATTCGCAGCCAAGGAACACACCAACGATACCGGCAGTAGCCGAACTACCCGAGGTAGTACCATTTTTGACAATCGTGCCGTCCGTCGTCAGTTCGACGAGGTCGCCGTAGAAAATGCTGGTGCTGTACCCATTCGCAATCGGAAACATCCGAGTCGAACCGGCAAACACCTGCCCGCCGATCAAATTGACCGGACGTAGCCCGTAAGGGGCTGAGACAGTAGGATAAGCCATGTTTAGCTCCTAAATTCCTAAATTATTTAACAAGACCTTTACCAAAAGTAACTTGAGTTTTCTTGTCCTTAAACATCGGCATACGGGGGTCGTTTTCCCGCATGTAGTTGTTATCCACAGACGCCACATTATCTTCCGTGAGTTTCTGATAATGAGCGGTGCGTTGGGCAACAAACTCGCTGGGGGTCTTACACAAGATAAGCCCACCGGACTCAATAGAGTCCTTAAACCGACTATTTGGATCGGTCATTGTAAATGCCTCAGGATGTTCCGAAGCCTTCACGGGTTCCCAACCTTCTCGTAGTTTGGACGAGATGTTGTTTACGTCAGGAGTGCCCAAGGTGCTGATACGAATCCAGCGGTAGGAGTATCCCGGTTCCTGATTAACCTCAGGAAGCAGCGAAGGCGGTGCCCAACTCTTGGGTCGGGAAGACGCTTCACGGGTATCCATGTCACGAGAAATTCTGTTTTCAGCCATTGGTATCACCATTTAGTTTGATCATTTCTTTTGCGTATTGCTCTGGGGTCAATCCAAGTTTTCTAGCTAAAGAAACCTGAGTTGCCGTCAGCGTGACTTTGCGGGGAGCCGTAGAACGTTTTGCGGAAGCCACCACCGTACCGGGGCGCTTCTTATCACTACCCTCAAAATTTTCTGGGAATCTACGCCGCATCTCTTTGTCGATACGCGAATAGTATTCATCAGAAGTAGGGTCTACGCCTTCACCCACCAAGTCTTCGTGCAAACCAAAAGCCATGCTCGTCATTACACGATTCTCACCAAACCAAGGATTACGTTTCTGCCACGCAGCCGCTTTAGGGTCTGGTTGAGGAGCCGTGTTTTCAACGGGGGCCGCAGACCACCCGTTTCTATTTGAGCTATCTACACTACTAGGATTCCCTTGTAAAGCGGTTTCTTCTTCGCTGTACTGCGGGCGGTAGTTTTCTACTTGCTGTAGTTTTAATTTTGCTGCCAGCAATTTTTCTTGGGCTTCCAGCACACGGTCGGCATCCCCAGAATCATAGGCTTCTTTGTAGTCGCGTTTAGCAGCGTCATATTCACGCTCAAACGCTACTTTTGCCGTCCCTACATACGCTTGTTCGCCATTATGCAGGTTTTTCTTCAGCGCCTTGTTTTCGTCTGCAAACCGCTTAAGCAGCGTCACCGCTTCTTCGCGTTCCCGCAATGCAGCTTCTTTGGCACGGCGCTCGTCATGCCAAACCTTCTTCAGTTGCTTGGCTTTCTCCTTGGAGAAATTCTCAAGCTCGTCGTCTTCAAGGTTCTTGACGATCTCTTCCGGCATCGGCTCCTTATTACGGTCTTCCTCCGGAGTGTCGTCTTCAACCTCAATTTCAAAATCATCTTCCAACTCGGCCACGTTCTTGTCGGTTGCCATGTGTTATCTCCTAGCCTCGGTGAATGCCACGCGGGTCTTCCACTACACCTTCGACGCTATCGTCGTTGATGAGCCGGAAAGATTTCCCGTGGATGTGAACTCGCGAACCCGCGTGCGGGCGAACAAGGATAAAGTCCCCTTCTTTGCAGTAAGGGCCAGTCGGGAACCGTGAGGCGTCGGAATAGCAATCCGGCCCCATCTTGACCACGAAAAGCACCGTGGTCATCAATTCCTCGTCCTTGATCGTTTTCTCCGCTTTGAGGAGGCCGCTATCGAACTTTGCTTCGATTTCGGGAATAGCGCACAGGATTTTGTAACCTGTGGGGTTAGGCAATTGTGTTGCCTGTTGCTCGTCACTCATTAATCATTCTCCAAGTTGTTTTTAATTTCATCCACATAGCGTTTTACCGCCAACATCCCGTTTACAACACCACAGATGTACCTATATTCGGCGTAGTCTTTGGCCGCGCCAGCACCCAAGTCTTCTTGGGTTACTTCAACTTTTCGTTCAATCTCGTTCAAAATAAGATCGATTACGGTCACTTTTCACTCTCCTTCGTGGGGGTTTGAGCCTGTTGAGGGGTTTGCGTAACCTGATCGCTTAGTTTTTGCGTGGTTTGGTGCATACGATCTTGGTATTTTTCGCGTTCAGAATGAGTAAGTTTTGCCGCTTCCATTTGTTTCTGCGTATCAACTTTACCCGCTTCAAGTGCCAATTTAGCCTGCTGAATCTGAATATCCGCTTGCTGTGCCTGTGCTTTAAGTTGTAACTCTGCCTGCTGGTTCTGCGCTTTAAGCTGCATCTCTTGTTTCCGCAGTTCCAACTCCTCTCGCTGAATGATGTTCAACGGGTCTTGTTGTTCTTGCTGCTGCTGCGCCTGAGCAGCCTCGGCTTGATTCTTTTGCGTCAACTGAGCTTGGGCTTGCGCCACCATACGGGACAATTGCACCTCGACCTCTTCCGGCAACGACTCATCCGGAGGCGGCAACGGCACACCAAGCTGATCTTCTATATTCTTGCGATACAGGAAGCCAAAATGCTCCGCAACGTGTGCTGCGCCCGCCCCCATGATGGTGGCCTCCGCAGGGGTTCCGGTTACCAATTCTTTGAACTTAGGATCTTCCGACATCCCCATGTGGGCAGCAATGTGCGCCTCATGGTCTTGGTACATGAACGCCTTCACCGGTTTACCCGCAAGAATGCGCATGTTTTCCGTAATCGGATCAGTCGGCTTCTGGTCATCCTCAGTCGGAATAATTTTCCCAATGTGCTTAACCCCCAGTACCTCCAGCATCTGCCGGTGTAGCTCAGGCAAGTCATAAATCTGAGGCGCACTCTGCGCTAACTGCATCACCGCCTGCCACTGCGTAACCTTCTGCGCCATCGTGGAAGCGTTGGGGTCGGACACGGGGATAACGTCCACCATGTCGTAATCAGCCTTCTTGGCTTTCCTACCACCCTCTTCCGGCTCGTAGTCGTACTCGTCAGGAGTAAAATCACGGATGATCGCAGCCAATAGCCGAAGTTCGCGTTTCATCGCGTAATGCACGCGAGAGTGAACAGACGACATTACCTTAAGCGTGCGCTCCAGAATGGCAAGCGTGGTGCCCACCGGAGACTGCGAAGACATATCTGAAATCTTAAGATCCGTGGTGCTGGCAAATTTGCGCCCTTCTTCCACGATGTTCTGCATCAAAGAGAAGAGGACTTGGCTAGGCTCCTTGTACGGCAACGTCATGATGTTTTCTTTAATGTTGCCAGAGGCCACATCGACATCACGGAACTCACCGGGGGAAATGGGAGTGTCGTCCCCCTTGATCCTCATCCCCCGAGTTTTGAACCCACCCGGTAGGTTGGACAGTGTTCCAGCATCCACAAGCTGACGTATAAGCGAAGTGCCTGACTTAGCGAAACTGCCAAGAAGATGCACAAGACCGAACGCATAAAAACCGAAACCGGGGATATATGGGTAGTGAACGAAGTGTTCTCGCTTAAGTTTTTTCTCATCATCAGGTGCCCAGTTGCGATAAATTGCTAGGACGGTTTGGGTGCTCTTCTCGATGGTCACGACGTAAGGCAGCGCAATACCGCCCATCTCCATCTCATCGCTGTCGGCCTCGGGGTCTTTCTCGTCGTACTCGGACAGGTCAAGGTCAACGTGAATTTCAAGAATCTTAAACCGCTCGTCGCTCGTGGCACTGAAACCCATGTTCTCCGCAATCTTCTTCTCTACCTCATCAAGATTGCCCCGCGTCGGCTCACCAAGGTCAACGTCACGGTAAAACCCACTGGCTTGCAGCTTGATAACTTCGTTCTTGGACTTCCGCATAACGTGAGTTACACGTTCCGCACTGTCGAGGTTGGAAGCGCCGTAGGGCACCACAAGGTCTTCCGCAGGGACGTACAGAGAAATCTGCCGCTCTAACGCCGGGTCGTAATACACCTTCTTGAACGCATTACCGCTCAAGCCCAGACCCCACAACATCCGCTCATGCTCAGGCCGGTACTCGGTCATGACCTCCGTCAACTGGAAGTTCATATCCGCCGCCACGTTGACCGATGCCTGTTTCTTCTTCGGCGTCTCCTTACCAATGATGGTCGTCTTCACCGGCCCACTCGGCGGGAAGGTCTCCATGATGGTCTCGGCTTGGAACTTGACTAGGGCTTCGCTGAGGAGAGGGTGGAACACGCCGCACGCACCACTCCACGGCTCAGTCCGCTGCTCGATCCGCAATCCCAGCAACTCCAACCCGTCAATATAAGTCTGCAACCAGTCTTTGCGCGAAGCAGTGTCGCCGTCGAACGCCTCAAGGAGGTCACCGGCAATGGAGTTCAACGTCCCCTCGTCCATGTCCTCGGCAAGGTTCTTGTAAAACTCCTCAACTTCCGGCGAGTCTTCATCCTCGATGGGTTCCCCAAGAAGCTCCGCAAGGGCAAACTCGGCACCGGACGGCGGGGTGCTGTCTTCTCCCGGCAGGGTGGAACCGTCGTCTACGATCTCAACCTCAATCTGAATATCTTCGTCGCCCATCTGTCGATCCTCTTAATAATACGGTTTGCGGTTAGGGTTGCGATACCGCAGGGAAATCTCTTCATCCGGCTCGTCCAACGTCGTGCGGATATACCCGCCCTTCCTAAATCTAGCTAACGCCATAGACACTGAGTCAACATAGTCGTCATGGTCACCGGCAGGAAACGACGCTACTTCTTCCACTACTTCTTCCGCCCACCGAGTCTCCGGTATCCATACTCTACCAGATGCAAAAATGTCAGATACAGCATTAAGTCTGGATATTTTGTCGTTACCCTTGGTAGGGGTGAATTCTTGCACAGGGATACCCATTGCACGAAGCTCGTAAATAAGCGGAGCACCGGATGCTTTCTTTTCAATAATTACCCCATCAGGCTCCCACGACTTGTACTGGTCTATAACCACCCGCTTAAGTTCTGGAAATTCTAACCTATCTCGAAACGCATTAAGAAGAATGATGTTTGCCTGCGGTTTCCCTCGATCTGCTTTGCTTATTTCCCAATCGGAACCATCATCGTCACGATAGAAAACCCCCCAAGTGGTGCAGGCGCTATAGTCCGCACGATTGTGTTTTTCAAACGCCGTATCCCACGACATAAGAATAAACTCGCAATCCGGCGGGTCGTCTTTTTCCCAAATCTGCCACCACTCACGTTTAACAATAGCCGACGCTTCACTCGTCGGGTCTTGCATGTACTGCGCCATCCACTTGGAATGTGGCAATTCATTGCGCAATACCTCTAACTCTTCCAACGGCCAGAACTCGGGCCATAACGGATTGCCACTAGGCATAATGGCGGGGAATTCAATAACCTCCCACTCTTCACCATCCCGCAATGCCGCCGCTTTCAGTACTTGCGCTGTTAAATCTCTCTTACTCCAGCGGGTTTGTACGATGATAATGGAGCCACCCGGCTGCAACCGCTGTCGTGGGCCTGATGTGTACCACTCATAGGTCTTGTCGTAGACCTCGGGATTAGTTTCGGCAATGGCCGCCTCTTGTTCTGAGTGCGGGTCGTCAATGATTAAGAGGTCGGCACCCTTACCTGTCACCGCACCGCCGACACCAATCGCAAAATAGTCGCCCCCCTTGCTCGTATTCCACCGCCCAGCCGCTTTTGAGTCTACTTGCAGCACAGTTTCGGGAAAAATCGCTCTGTAATTCTCTTCATCCACCAAATTTCGGACTTTTCGACCAAAATTTACGGCCAATTCAGCCGTGTGAGACGTTTGAATGACCTTTTTCTCGGGAAATTTACCCAAAAACCACGCCGGAAGTAGATAAGAAGCAAACTCGCTTTTTGTGTGGCGAGGAGGCATGTTTATTATTAAGCGTTTGCACTCCCCACGGGCCACTTTTTCAAACGCACGGGCCATAATCTTGTGATGCCGACCCGAAATGAACCCCGGCCACATCCGCTGCACAAACACCAAAAAATCTATTTGCGCTTTTTCTCGCTCTACAGCCTGCTCATACCGCTCCAAGTCTAATAATAGCGAACGCATCTCCGCTTCTGGCAGTGTGGGGAGCAGCGCAAGAATCGCTTGTAGCTCTTGGGAGTTCAAATTGTAATCCGGCTTTACTGCTCTAAGGGGTTTCTTCGGAGTCTTCTTGGTCTTCTTCGATGGGGAGTCTGTATTCTGGGAATCCATCATCAATTGGGCCTACTTCAATTTCTACAGGTTCTCTTTTAATTGGTTCAACAAACTCTCCGTCTGCTATTTCCACATTTGCGTATCCTAGCAGGCGGTTAATTTTATCCTTAATAGCATGTTCTAAAGCAGCGGGGGTAGTATTTACCACACTAATCTCTGTCTTTTCAACAAACAACCCTACGTCTGAATGCTTGCCTAACAATTCTAAGGCTCTTAGTTCGTCTTTTGTGTTCCCGCAATTAGAAATCTCAAGAAGTTTGTTTGTAATGTATGTTCTTAGTTGTATAGAATCTTGAACAATTTGCTTATCGTATTCGTTTAGTAACGCAGCTAGCTTTAAGGCTACTTTGCTAGAGTAAATATCGTGTGGGGGGGTTGGCACATTGGAAACGGGTTTACCATCTGCGGTTTTTGGATTAAGTCCATAGCTTTCGCTTGCTTTTGCAGTGCGGATTCTTTTTCCGGAAACTTCGATGTCCACATCTAAATAAGGAACCTTGATTAAGTTTCCTTTTTCGTCTTTCACGCTTTTATAGCAGCCTTCTTCTACTAGCATTTCTTCTGGCATGTTGTAGATCACGTTGTTCCGAATAGACGAACCAATAATCTTCAAGATCTCAACCGCATCAAGCCCGTTTGGAAGCCGGCTAGAATCCTTTGCATATTCATATGGCGGGTTGGCAGCGAGCCAAGCGTCTTGTTCAACTTCGTCTTTATCGGGATTCATCCCCAACTGCAAAAGGAACGAAGCGGTGTTCGCAGCGATATGGGCTGCGTCGTCTAACGAACGCTCTTCACTTTTATTTTTAGCCCACCGGGATTCGTTTTGCTCGTTGACTACCAACACATATTGAGTACCCCCTTCCACGGGATCTATTAGTTGCTCGTACTCAATGTTGTGTAAATGAAGTGGGTGGTCAAAGTCTGGTGTTATGACTATTGGTGCTTTCATAGATATACGAATGCTTTAGGTGCCCCAAGTGTAGCAAAACTTAATTTCACAAAAAATAGGGGGTGGGGGGTCT